TATTAAAGACTTGTGGACGTTTTTTGGAGCCAGCCTGCCTGAGCCACTAGTGCAACTAGACTCATGGGTTGATAAGATGGTCGAGTCCTTTACAAGACCAACTTTATCCCCTGAAGAAGTTGAAATTTTGGCCAGAGAGAATGACTTTGGAAAAACTGGCAAATGTTTTGAAGTTTCCGTATCCGGCAAACAGGGCAAAGGTTTCTGGTATAAAGGTGTGTTCTTAACACCTCTTCATGTATCTGATGCTAAGGATTTAACCTTTAATGGTAAAAAATTGGCGGCACATACCACTGATGAAACCAGAGACATTGTCTCGTATGGCGGTCCTATCCCCTCCTTTTCCAAGCCAACCCAATCCGTAAAAGTCAAATCACCTGATATAATTCTTGTTGGGACCTTATGTCGTGAAGGCCCCAATCAGTTTCTATTTGACGGCGCACCCGTTCTAGGGTGGTCCGGATTGCCGATTACTAATGACAATGGCTCAGTCTGTGGTATTTATTGCACGCATATTCCTTGCGGCACTTATCACATTTGTCTCTCCACCACTGCTGAATGGCCCACACTCATCTCACAATCTCTGTCAAAGTACCAATTGATTGAGGCTGAGGTGCCATGTGGTAGTGGTAAGAGCACTTGGCTACCCAATGTCATCAACATTGATCATGGAAGAACCATTCTTATTGAACCACGCGCATCCTTAGTTGACGAAATTGCAAAACAACTAGGAAAACATGCAAGAAGTTCAAAGGGTGATGAAACCATTGATTATTCCTCTAACCTTCTCGTGTTAACACACGGGAAGTTCGTAAATGCCCTTCTGTCCAATCCACAAGCTTTCGACAACTTTGATGTTATTATGGTTGATGAAAGACACGATACAACCGCATTGACGCAGACTTGCGTCAACTGGGTAAAATCAGAGTGGGTCGCCCGTGGTAAGAAGGCTGTCCTCATGACGGGATCACCTAATAGTACTGAATTTCTGCACCTCTCAAAAAATGCATCCAAACACCCTATAAAGGATGTGCGTCTCAAGAACACCAGTTCTCTGAGTGCTAAGGAGGTAATGGATGTTATTAAGCAGTACCCAACAAAAAATATTATGGTTCAAATCCCCTCTGTCAAATTCGGTGAAGAGCTTGTGAGATTAGACAAACAATCTCGCGTTTCCATTGTTTCAGCCAACACTTTGCTATCAAAACCATTGGCTAAGGTGTCTGCTGAGCTTTCTAAGCAGAAAAATATGGTTGTAGCATGTACAAATGCTGTCAATTTTGGAGCGACTTTACCTATTGACGTCCTGGTCCTGACTGGTGCAATGATTGAAAAAGATGTGGACTCAAATAGAGTATCATTTCTTAAGACACGCCCTCTGAGTATCTCAGAGTTTACTCAGTGGAGAGGCCGAGTCGGACGCGTGCGTCCTGGCATCTTCACTCATCCAAACCTAACCTGGTCGACTCCCGCACTTTCCACCGAAGAACATACGAGACTCTCTTGCTTTTTGAGCGCACTCAAAGGAGAGCCCAGTGATTATGGCTCTGTACCCAAGTTGTTGTCCGCTTTAAAACTTGATGCAGGAATTCTTCACTCACTCGGACTGACTGAGGATGACGGATCTGTCCACGCTTCTGCTGACTACTTAAGTACTTTAAAGAATGTTCCAGAAGCTGTGACAAAACTTGTGACATCCGTATTCTCCACTCCAGAAAGTCAAGCCTTAATTGGCACTGAGACCGGTTATGACCCTCTAGCCCCAAAACCGTTGAACCAAGACTTAGGATTAGGTTCCGTGAAAACTGGACTAACTTCCATGGTGTTGACCATGATCTCCATGTATCTGATCAACAAGTTCTTTTTCAACGGAGTTGGTGAAGTCACTCCTATGCAGACGTCCCTCAAGCCCAAGAAAGTCAATTTGGTAGCCCGTATCCCGACATCACGTCTAAACCCTGGTGTCATAGTTCGGGCCGAAGGTGAGGTTGTTCTCAATACCTTCAAAACTGGATTGACAGAAGATGTAACTCAACTCTTAACAAACATGAAAGGACTGTTGTCAATGTTCTTTTCAAGTGCAGTTGAATTTATTTTCTCGAGTGGATTTGAGACACGCATAGGTAACACATTGGTGAGATCGAGGTATGCTGACAGATTGAAAGCCCACACTTGTGCCTGTCTGTTGGCTAGCACTAACCAGCAAGGCGAATATTCGTTGACGCCTGGTTTTCAGGGAACAGTTCTGTTTAGACATTCTATGGAACGTTTCATCACTGAATCTGGAGCTTTGACTGAACTTGGCATTAAACACCTTAGCCCTAAACAACAAGGCTTGTTGTCAAGGATTGTCAAGATGGCTTGGTTTTCATTGCTACCTCCACTGAGTGCTTTGGCTCCAGCTTTCCTGGCCTTGGT